CTTTCACAACAATCGGTGGCTTGAGATCAACAAGCCTAACAATCAATAATGAGTCAGTTGATGTAACTAACAAAGATAGTTCTAACAATAGAACCATGTTAGCGGCAGCAGGTGTACAGTCTATTAGTGTTTCTGGCAGTGGAGTATTTACAGATGCGGCAAGTGAAGCAACAATAAAGACTAATGTATTAGCTGACACAATAGATAATTATCAGTTCTTAGTTCCTGACTTCGGTACATTTACTGGTGGCTTTCAAGTCACATCTGTGGAATACGCAGGTGAATTTAATGGAGAAGTCACATACAGTTTTTCTTTTGAAAGTTCAGGTGCGATTACTTTTGCTACGGTCTAATAAATGGGTTGGCGATCAGTAAAAGTCAAAGGTACTAAGGGCGACATCCCTGCTATGATTAATGGGGATGTCCTTGAAGTAGCCAATCAGTTAGGAAAAGACCCATCTGATGTAAAAATAGATGGTAAGTCCTATAAAGTATTGTCTTGCTTACTAGATGAAAGAGACGATGTATTAACAATCAAACTTGCAATGGCAAGTACAAAACAGGAGAAGTCAGATGACAAACCCACTAAAGGGCGAGATTGAAATTGAGTTAGGCGGTGAAACTTACAAATGTAGGCTCACCATAGATTCACTGGTAAAAATAGAAGATGAACTGGATGCAGGAATTCTTGAACTTGCCTCTAATATAGCAGAAGCAAAAGTAAGACTACGAACTTTAATAGTTGTCTTGAGATATGCACTTAGGGGTGGCGGCAATGATTTTGACGAAAAAAAAATAAAATCTATCTTATCTGGTACTGGATTAATAGATTCATCTACAGTAGTAGCTAATCTACTGGCATCTACCCTTTCTGATCCAGATAATGACGTGGAGGAACAAGATACAAAAAAGCCACAAGAGAAACAAGAATAGAATGGATAATCTATATGCAAATATGTTTGGGAATGATAGGTATGAGACCAAATGATTTTTGGGATATGTCCTTAGTAGAAATGTACCAAGCAATAAAAGGTTTTAGAAATTTTAATACTACAAGCAAAGAAACACCTATGACAAATGAAGAACTAGAAAATCTTATGGAGTTATATCCAGACTAATGGCTACAGTAGATGAATTAGTCGTACAAATAAGGGCAGATACCAAAGACCTTAGAAATAAACTTGGACAGACTAATAAACAACTTGAGAAAACAGGTAAAGAAGCTAAAAAAGCAGGTAAGGGTCTTGGAAATGCTTTTTCAGGAGGCAAAATTGCAATAATTGCAGCTACAGGAGTATTGGTAAAATTTGTATCAACTATTTCAAAAGTTGGTATGGAATTTGAAGATTTAAAAGACTCTTTAGATGTTGTGTTTGGAAGTATGGCAGCAGGTGATGCTGCAATGAGTAGAGTTTTACAATTTGCACAAACAACGCCTTTTCAGGTTGAAACAGTAACAAAAGCATTTATAGCACTACAGTCTGTGGGTATAGAGCCTACTAGCAGAATGTTACAAACATTTGCAGATACTGCTTCAGTATCTGTTGATCAGTTAGGCGTATTTGAAGCACTTGTAAGGACAGTGCAAAGATCAGCAGCAGGCGGTTTAGGCTTAGAGGAACTAAATATGCTTAGTGACAGGGGCATACCAGCACTAAAAATATTACAAGAAGAATTAGGACTTGCTAAAGATGACATCGCAAAATTTGGCAAAACAGCGCAAGGTGCAAAAATCATAACAGATGCTTTACAAGCAGGGTTAGAAAAAAGATTTGGCGGTGCTATGGAAACTAAGATGGATAATCTTAGTACCAAAACATCTAATATGACTATTGCTTTCAAGCAATTAGGTGATGAAATATTTGCAGGAGGTTTGGGTGATGATCTTAAAACCTTGACAGACAGGCTTACTGGCTTTGCGACTGCCGCAGCCAAAGCTATGCAAGTACGTAGAGGCGATGCCATTGACATAACCGATAGAAGAGAAAATAAATTTGCAGGTTTTACAAGCAAAAGCGGTAGAGCAAGATTCCTTGTAGAAGAGAACGTAATAATAGAAGAACAGTTACAAAAATTAAGAGATAGAGAAAATTTCCTTACGAAAAAAAATGTAGAATTAGTAGGACTAGAAGAAGGATTTGAAGAGGGTTCATTAGGGTTAGAAGGTTTGATAGATGCCAGAAAAAGAAATGTAAAAGAAATGGATTTGATACATTTGCGCAGAAAAGATTTAGAAGAGTTTCAAAAACAAATAAATAAAAGAGACGTAGAAATAGACAAAGAAAGTATATTGATAGCAGGACAAAAACTTGATATGCAAAATAAATTGGTTGCTCTTTTTAAAAAGAGTCGTGATCCTTTAGAAGATGTTAAAAATCAAATTGATTTAGGAAAAGAGTCATTGCGAGAGTTTTTTGATGCAGCAGTAGAAGCTAAAACTATTACAGATAAAATTTCTTTTGATGAGTTTGTTGCAGGAATACAAGATGTTATTGATGACGATAAAATATCTGAGTTGGAAAAAGCGTTTGGAGAACTAGCACCTGTCATAGCCGAAGCTACCAATAAATTCACAAATGATTTTGTGCAATCACTAATGGACGGTGAGAACGCTATGGAAAGTTTTAAAAACCTATTTAAAGACATGGCAAGACAAATCATAGCTTCTGCACTACAAATGCAGATTATAAAGCCGATTATGGATGCTATGTTCACCGCAGTCGGCTTACCTGTTTTAGATGAAAGCGCAGGTGGTGGTAGAGTGCAAAAAGGACAACCAACACTTGTAGGAGAGCGTGGTGCAGAAATATTTATACCTAACACTGGTGGAACTGTTTTGAACAACATGAACAGTAAGAACGCTTTATCAGGCGGAGGTGATATAACTGTAGTACAACACAATAACTTTGCTTTAGGTGTAGGGGCTACTGCTAGAGCAGAGGTAGCTAAACTTTTACCGCAAATACAAGAATCAAGCAAGGCAGCAGTTTTAGAAGCAGCCGCTAGAGGTGGTTCATTTAGAAGGGGGTTGATGGGTGGCTAGAGTTATTGACATGCCAAGTACTCCTAATTTTGTAAGTAGCGAGTTTTCTTTATTCAGAGCAATAGGACAAACAGCTTCACCGTTTACAGGTAAACAGAAAACGCAAGAGTTTGATGCTGTATTCTGGCAAGCACAAGTAACTTTGCCACCACTAAATAAAACTCAGGCTGTAGAGTGGCAATCCTTTCTAATGCAATTAAAAGGCACTACAAATCATTTCAAGTTTGCTGACCCTGATGCCCTTACCAACACAGGAACATTCAGTACAACGCACCTAATAGGCGAGAATAGGGTAAATAATACTAATGTATCTTTGACTGTAACAAATACAAACACCATAACTGCAAGTGCGAGCACGTTCGCTAGTGCCATAGTCGGAGACTTTATTCATATAACAGGAATGACTAATGATGCGAACAACGGAACACACAAGATAACAGCAAAGGACTCGTCAAATCCAACTACTGTGGTAACAGTAGACAGTACATTAGTGAATGAAGGTGCTACGAGTGGATGTAAAGTACAGATGAACGTAAAAGGAGCAACAGGTTTGAATCTAAAAACATCTGGAAGCAACAGTGGAACTATAAAAAAAGGTGATTATTTAGGTGTTCTTGGTGCTGCATCTGCTACAGCTAATCCAGTTCAGTTAGTCATGGCTGTGGAAGATGCGTTAGAGACAAGCGGTAGCCCGAATCAATATGCTGTAAGAACAGAGCCAAAGTTAAGATCAACACTATCAACTGGACACTTTGTTAGATTTGATTCACCAAAAGGTTTATTTAGGTTGATAGATAACACTGTTAATTGGAACGCTGACCATAGATCACTTTATGGTATAAGTTTTGCTTGTATTGAGGTAGTGTAATGGCAACAAGAGATGGTATAGACTCAACGATAACTGCGAGACTAAGTGCAGACCATCAAGAATTATTTTTTGCAGTTAAAGCAGAATTTGATACTGATGATATTTTAATATGGACAGGCAATGATGATCTAACTATCAATTCAGAAACATATTCAGGTGCAGGTACATTGCTAAGTATTAGCAACATGGAAGATACATTGGATATGAAACCATCAGGCATTTCTATTGCTTTATCAGGTATGGATGCTGACGTTCTAAATATGGCTTTGACAGAAAATTACCAAAACAGAGACATATCTGTTTTCATGGGTTTTCTAATGGGCGGAAGCAATGAAGTAGCAGGAGTTTTAAAAGTTTTTGCAGGCAGAATGGTATCACTTGAAGTAGATGATGATGTTGATGGTGCAACAGTCAGCATATCGGCGGAAAACAGGCTAATTGATTTAGAAAGACCTAGCAATTTAAGATACACAGCAGAGAGTCAACAATTTGTAGATTCTAACGATACATCTCTTAACAGAGTGCAACAGTTACAAGATAAGCAGATAGCATGGGGACAAAAACAAGATACAAATACTAGACCAACTGGAGTGCATGACGATCCTTATGACTATGTTACGCAAAGGTGATGCAAAAAAAAGCAAATTGGGAAATAGAATTTGATGCTCTTGTAAATAGAAATCTTTACAGACCTTTTGAATGGGGTAAATGGGACTGTGTTCATTTAACAAATACTTTTATAAAAGGAATGACTAATGAAGATTTATTGCCAAAAGAATGGAAGTGGCGAACTAAACAAGAAGCTATGCAAAGCATTTTTAAATATGGTAAAGGCAAAGGTCTAGCAGAAGCTATAGAAAATGCAGTCAAACTCAAAGATGGTATCAAACGTATTGAAGTTCAATATCTTTCAAAAGGTGATTTTGGGGTACATAAAGAAGAGTCAGAATTAGCTTTTGTCTTTGATGGATATGCGGCTTTAGGAACAAACAAAGATGGTCTTATTACAGACTCAGATATAGAAGTCATAAGAGCGTGGAGAATAGATGGGTGAAAAGGTAAAAAAAGCTCTTAAAATAGCTGCAGTAGTATTTATAGGAGCGCAGTTATTAAAAGGTTTTAGCTTTGTTTCTGATGCTACATTTAAAGTCGGTAAGCTATTTACTTTGACTGGGGCAAAAGCACTATCTGCAAAAGCATTTGCTTATACTCTTGCATTAGGTGTCTTGAGCAAAGGTATCAGCGCAGTCGGTGGTAATTTTGGTAATAAAGTATCTGGACGTGCACCTACAGAGCCGAGGCAAATAATATACGGTCTCACAAGAGTAGGCGGCACTATCGTGCATCTTGAGACTACAGGTACTGACAATCACTTATTGCACATGGTTTTTGCTATTGCAGGACATGAGGTAGAAAGCCTTGAGTCTGTTATTTTAAATGATGAGACACTTACGACAACTTCTTCAACAATTAGCGGTTCAACAGTTTTTACAGCTACCAATTCAAAATTTACAAATACTGAAAATACAAATAATTTTGGCAGTGGTAGATTAGTTAGATTTACATTTCAAGATGGATCACAGACAGCAGTAGATGGTTTTATGGATGCACAACTAGCTTCTATGACTACAACTGACAAATTCACAGATATAGCTTACGTATATATGCAATGTGTTTTTGACTCAGAAAAGTTTGGTGGAGGAATGCCTAATGTAACTTTTACCGTAAAAGGCAAAAAAGTATTTGATCCAAGACTTAATTCAGGAAGTGGCGGTACAGCATGGAGTGATAATCCTGCTCTAATTGTCAGAGATTATTTAACAGATACTGTTTATGGTTTGAAAGCTAAAAGTGCTGAAATAAATGATGCTAACTCAGCAGGCGGAGTAACTGCGGCTGCAAACATATGTGACCAAGATGTAACTCTTGCAGACGGAAGTTCAACAGAGAAAAGATATACAGCAAATGGTTTTACAAACTTTGCGGCTAACGGAGCAGGTGTGTTAAACGGTGTCTTACAATCTATGGCAGGTTCTATGTCTTTTGTTAATGGCAAGTTTCAAATACATGCAGGTGCACATCCGACTCCATCTTTAACCATTACAGATGATGATCTTAGAGAACCGATCAACGTAACAACAAAGTCAGGAACAGGTGACTTATATAATACAGTCAAATCAGTTTTTGTAGATGGTTCAAACAAATATGTCGCTGCTGATGCACCAATATTTCAGGACAGCACATTTTTGACAGAAGATACACCTAACGGAACTAACTCAGATAAACCGAACTATGTAAAAACTATGGAGAAACAGTTGCCTTTTACAGTAACACATACTATGGCACAGAGACTCCAACGCATCTCTTTAAAGAAACAAAGGCTTGCAACAACAATTTCTCTGATAGTAGACCTTACATATATGCGTCTACAGCCCCACGATACAGTGATGGTTACAAATGAAAGGTTAGGTTTTACTTCTAAAATATTTGAAGTTTTATCTATGGAAATGGTGCTACAAGAAACTGACGATACACCTACGCTTGCAGTTGGTCTTGTGCTAAAAGAAACAGCATCTTCAATTTTTGATTTTGCCACATCTGATTATCAATCACCTGTAGCATCTGGTAGCACTGTAAACACAGGTGACTATGCCTTATCACCACCTACCAATCTTTCTGTAGTGACAGATAGTACGACAGTAGATGTATTAACAAACACTTCTGTAACTGTTTCATGGACTAATGCTACCTCTCCATACATTATAGCAACTGAAATACACTTTAAGAGAAATGCAGATTCAGTTTACAGTTCTGTTTTTGCCAATGCAGGCGCAACAAAACAACAAATTCCGGGACTTGAGGTAGGTGTTCAATATAATTTCAAAGCCCGACATCTAAGTGCTAGTGCTTTTTCTGCTCTGACTTCACAAGTAAATCATACTGTAGGGGGTACAGCCACAGCTAAAAATGACATTCTTAACTCAAACACAACTGCAGATGATGTAGGATTAGGTAATGTTGATAATGAAAGCTCGGCAACAATACGAGGTCAAACGACATCTGGAAACCATACAGGCACTATAGGCGGTACTGCAAACTCAACAATAGTTACAGGGGCAACTAGGGCAAATGCCACT